TGCGCGTGCGGCCCGTCGTTGTCACAGTCACGCCACCGGACGTAGTGCTCACCTCCGATTCGGTGTTTGTGTCGAGCACCACGATTCTTGTCAGCCCTTCGCGGCGCACCTCCCAGCTGGAGAGCGGGACAAGACGTATTTCCCATCTTTTGTAAGACGGGAAGCTAATGCGCAAGTAGTTGTAAACATCTTCGGAGCTGACGCCGGCAACGGCAAACACCTCAGGGAAGTCTGTCCATGTGCTGCCGCGATTGTCGCTGTACTGCAACGTGAACGTGCTGTATCTGCGCGTTTTGGTTGTGACGAGGCTGCCACTGCTGTCAAAGCGGGAAACCGTCAGGCGGCCCTCGGCGTCGTCGTCAACTTGCTCCTGGCCGGCTTTCGCGTTGATCTCCTGAATTGTCGGGCAGGCCCTGAAACCTGTCATGCCATTTACATTGATTCCAACCTTGGAGCGAATCGTAAGCTCGCAAGTTTTGTATTCTCTGACGGCGCCGACAGAGGCGACCGCCATGCGAAAGATCTGCGCGGCAGCGGAGCACACTTTGTAGCGACCCTCGGTGCCGCTTTCCATCAAAGCAAAATCAGTATCGGGGTCATATTCGTCGGGGAATATCGTGTCTCCCTGCTCCGGCGGGTTCAGAAATCCGGGACCGACAAACTGCACCCTGCCGGCTTGCACAACAGTGAAGATGTATTCCATCGTGTTGCCGCCGCCGGTCGGCTGATCCTCCGAATCGCTGACAAAAATTGTCTCCCCGCTGTTCTGCGAAATCCTTTCTTCCAGAATCGCCCAGCATGTTCCAATGCGATACAACTCATTCGGGATCAGCGCGGAGTCGGCTGCATTTTGCACGCCGGCAACACTGGACGCCACGCCGGCCATCTTCTGCTGCGAGTCAGCCTTGTTGTTCTTAATTCTGCAGTTGCTAGTGTCAAACTTGATCTTGGTTTCAGCGTCAGTATTGTTGGCCAGCTTGTAGCGCAACGAATCGCCAACGCTTACATCTTGGCCTTGGATGCCAAAATCGCCGCTTGCGGGGCTTGTCCATGTCGATGATCCGCTGGCCCTGTACTCAATCAACCCGCCACGCATTGACCAGTGGAACTTGCCCTTCCACAGCTCAACCAATGCAGCAGCGTCATCATCTGTCTTTACGTCGCCGTCATTGTTGACCCTAGCAGTGACTGTTGGCTGAATCTGCACCGTAGCCCGATGCAGCATTGCGTTGGGGCACCAGCCGTACAAGCCGAACGCTGTGCTTGTTGACGGGCTTTCTGTCATGCAGAATGCTCGCCTGTACTGATTGCCGCCGATGTTTACGGCAAAAACATCCTGAGCGCCGTCTTTCTGAAAATTGCCAACATCACGGCTTGCCTCTCTGCCGGCGATCAGCTGGCCTTGGCTGATGCGCCCACCATCTGAAGAATAGTAAATCGAGTATCTTGCGCCACGGCTTAATGCAGTGCCGGTGTAGGCATAAGCGCCGAGCGTGTTATTGCCAAATGCCCAGCCGCGCTGATCCCAGGCGCTTGACGGCATATTCGCCGCGCCGGCAAGAAAGATGCCACGGAACATGAGCGAACCGTGCAGTGCCAGCATCTGCGACCACACCATCGGCATTGCCACGCGAACGCCGCCTAGATTATTTTCGCGCTTGGCAATAACGACCGGAACAAACTGCCCAATCTGCGCCGGCTCTTGAACAGAATCAAAGCCGAATCGCGGCGACAGCCGCTGATTACTTGTGCGCGGATCGCGCCTGCTGCGTTTGGTGACGATGCGCGATTGTTCCGGCGTGGGGAACAGCAGCGATGACAGCAGTGTTACGCCAACGGAGATCGCTATGTTGATCAGAACTGGCACCAGCGGGCCACACACCGGGCCTTCGGCGGGCTTTTCGATAGAACGCTTCAGCGTGATTGCCTTCCACTGTTGATACACTTCTTCGCTGACGCCGAGAATCTCGGCCAGCCGCTTTTCGTAGGGGAGAAGTGGGATCATTGCAGGCGATACAGTTTGAGGCGGCCCAAGGCGGCCAGGGGGCCAACAACGAGCCGGCCATGATGACGCACTGTAAGCAAGGTCTGCGCATCGGGCAGCACGCCAACGCCAAAGCCGTCATCGCTCGGGTTGTCAAAGCGCACCAGAGCGCCGGGTTCGGGGTACTCGATTGGCACGGTCATGTCGATCCAGTCCCACCGGAGCCCCTGCCAGGCGCCCGCCTGAGCGTCCGAATACCAGCGCTCCATCCGATCTGCCGGCCAGTGCATCCCAAGCTCTTCGCGGGCCGCCTGCGCGGTCCTGAAGCAGCAGGCAGCTTGCCCGTCCCTCGGGTCGGCGCCAAGCGCCCAGGGGAGCCCCACCCAGCCGCGCCAGAACGTCAAAACGAGATCCCTCCGCTTGCCGGCAGTGGGCCGACCTGATCAGCTGTGAGCCTGCGCGTTGGAGCGGTGCCGGCCACGAAATTGAGCGGGTTGGTCAGCTTGAGCGTGACAGGGGAAAACTCGTCTTCCTCGCCGGGGATAGCATCGGCATAGCCAAACGAGTCGCAAACGCAAATCGTTGAGCTGAGAATGCCTTGCTCAGTCCATGTTGGGTAGCTATTTTCATCAAGCGGCGGGGTGCCGACAAGCAGGACGGAATTGACCCTGATAAAATAGCGATTCTCCGATGCTTGCCATAGCAGTGCAGCGGACAGCATGTTGGCGGGGGCGATCAGTTCAAGGTCGCCGTTTTCCGTGCCCTCCGATGATACGTCGCCTGCAATGCTGAACGGACTGAACTGATAACTCAGGCCAGCAAATACTCGCGTCTCGCCGGGGAAGTATGGCTGATAAAGTTGACGCGGGCTAAACTGTGCGCCCGTGGCATTTAACAGCTCGATGTAGGGCATAACAGTCAGCATCAGCCTATCCCCGTGTAGTCGCGCACTTCTTTATTGTTCCTCATGCCAGCGTATGCCATCGCTTGAGCGCGTTTGGACGTGGCAGCCATGCCCTTACGGAACTGATCTTCAGTAACATAGCGCTCGCCCGCCTGTTCTGTCACTGTGTAGCGAATGTCGATGGGCTCACTGCCAGCGCCCTCTTCAGCAAGCGCCGCTGCTTTTTCAAGGTCGCTCTTGGGCACTACTCTGCCGCTTGCGCCGGGGAAGAAAAACTCGGGCTCTTCCTCGCCAACGATGTAACCCTCGCCGGGGCGGGTGGTGCCGCCATTGGCCAAGAAGCCGCCGAAATTGAAGCTGGGCAGCGGGCTGGCGCCTCCGAAGAAGCTGCCAAGGATGTTGGGGGCGGCACTGGAGAATGCCGAGCCAAGGCCGCTGGCGGCAGCAGAGCCAAGGCCGCTGGCGGCAGCAGAGCCAAGGCCGCTGGCGACACCCGAGAAAGCCATCTGGCCCATCACGGTTTGCAGGGCAACGCCGAATGCCGCCACCTGGCCGGAGGCGGCGAAGGACGCGCTTCCAAGCGCTTGCACGCCTGCGATGCCAGCAGCGGCACCAGTGGCCTGCTGCGCCCCGCCGCCGATCATTCCAGCGAGTCTCGGGCCGGCGAACTGCGCGATCTGCCGTTGCAGCAAGGTGCTCAGCTGTTGCTGCGCAGAGTCGGCAAACGTGCGAGCAATGCCATTGAGCATGTCGCGGCCTACATCCTCGATCTCCCTGGCGCCGCTCACAATATCAAGCAGGCCATTGGTGAGCGCACCGGAGATCGCATCAGATACGTCAACGATGTTCTTTTCAAGATTGGCCCAGATCAGCTGCTGATCTTCAAGCAGTCTCGCCTGCTGGGCGAGCTGATTAGCTTGTTCAATGCTTCTGCCCTCATTCAGGGCCTGCTCAAAGCGACGCGCAGGCTCGCCAATCATGCCAGCACGCAATCCAGCGCCTGTAAAGCGCCGCTCTTGTTGCAGCTGGCCGATCTGTTGCCTGAACTCATTTTGCTTGCGCAGTTCCTCGGTTTCGGCAGTGAGAGCAAGCAGTTTGCGCTGTTGCGCCTCCTCCGCATCCTTGTAAAGCGTCGAAGCCTTGAGCAGCTCGACATTGCTGGCCTGCAGCTCTCCGCGCTCCAATGCAGCAGCTTGCGCCTTTTCGGCGGCGAAGCCCTCCTGCAGTTGCAGAATCTCATTCCGTACGCGCTCTTGATTTTGGAGCTTGTTATTAAGGTCAAGGTTCTTGCGGCGCTGCTCTTCCTCTTTTCGGGCGATGCCAATAGCAAGATTGGCCTGCTCATTGATTTGCTTGGTGGCCTGCTGCAGCTCCTGCGGCGCAGTGAATTGCTTTTGCGCTCTAGCGAGTGCATTGGTGCGATCTTTCTCAAGCTGCGCGATGCGTGCAGTGCTCTCAGCCTGAATATCGGCAACAGAGGCAGCTTCGTCGCTTAGCTCCAGATTTTGGCGCCTTGCTTCAATCTGCATTTGCAGCGTGCTGTACTGCTGCTCAAGCTGCGGCAGTTGATTGCCTTGCAGGATTTGTTCGATCTGGCCAAGCTCGACACCTTTTTGCCTGAGCTTGTTTTGCTCTTCCAGAATCCGTTGCGCTTCCTGCTCGCTGCCGACCATGCGCGATAACACGGCCATGCGTTCGGCGTTCATTGGCGCAGCAGAAGGCGTTGCGCCCAGCGGTGTTGCGTTAAACCTTGGCTGAGGAATGTTGCTGATTTGCGTTGCAGCGACAGCTTGCGCGGCGCTGCTAACCTGACCCTCAAACTTGCCGTGAATAATCCGATAAACCTTGCCGTCTGGCGTCATAAACGCCGTGGCATCCCCATAGTCGCCTTTTTTATTGCTGACCCACTGAGCGCCGCCGGTTAGCGTAAGTGCCGCGTTTGCGCCAAACGCATAATCCCATGCGCGATGCTCGCGTGTCCCGCCATCGCGGGAAGCGCCGAACCTTCCCCCAGTTGGCCCCGGCACGGTATAGCCGCTGCTTAATGGCGCCCCGTTGACGCGAACATAGCGGTCAAGCGCATTCCTCTCAAAATAGCTGGCGTCTGTTCTGGCAATATCGAAGTGAGCGCCATACTGATTCGGCCCGCGAGGGCCATAGCCGCCTTGGATGTACCTGCCAGTCGCCATCCCCGCCTGCGGAGTCAAAAGCGCATTGGCGCGTGCAAGCCTTTGGCCAGTAGCGGCCTCAGCGCCGCCAGGCAGCGAAGTCCAGATTTTATTGAGCAGTCGATCAAGCCCTGCGACATCGCCAGCTTCAATCAAGCCTTTGGCGGCTGGGCGCATCAAAATCGCAAACTCTTTAGCGGCTTGAGAGGCTGTATTGAAATCTCTCGACAGCATCCGCGCCGCAAGATCACTCTTGCCAATACTGTTAAGCCAATTTTCTGTTTTAGGGATAAGCTGGAAAAATCCCCGAGCGTTGCTGGACGGGTTTTGCCAATTCTTGCCGCTTGTCGATTCCAGCTCAGCAAGGCGAGCAAAATATCCAGTCGCACCCCCGCCACCAGCGCCGCCGCCGGCCCCGCTCATGTCGGGCAGCGTCATCGCCTGCCGCATTAAATCAGCAGCTTCCCTAGAGCGTTGCAGCACATAATCTGCAACCTGCATCTTGTAATCTTCGACCGAGCGCGTGTACGCCAGCTTGCGACGTTCAATGTCCTCAATCTCGCGTGCATTGGTACGC